AATGTAATCACAGTCCAACTCTTCTAACATGGCTCTAGCAATAGTAGTCTTACCTACACCAGCAGAACCAGTTAGAAGAAGGTTTGGAATGTTTTTATTATCTACGAAAGTCTGAAAGGTTTCTTTCAGTGAGGGTGGCAGAACAGTATCCTTAACCATCTTTGGTCGATATTTCTCTACCCATAAAAATTGCTCACGCATAATTCACCATAATATAATTGTTGGAAACTACTTCTTGCTTTCTTTTTTCGTTTCCTGTTCCTGTTCAGTTGTGGGGGCTTGTGCTTGTTGCTGTTGGAACTGTGCTAGGTGTTCAGCAATAACTTGTCTTACACTACCAACCGCCGCTAGTTCTGGCCCCTTAAAAGAACCACGCTGGGCTCCAGTATCAATAATTTGAATCATGCTTTGAAGAAGTGCTGGGTCTACGCTAATCATTATTATACTCCGAATTTGTTTCAGTGGCAACCCAATACTCAATCTGTTCTGAAGTATTCTTGAAGTGAGAGATACCAGCCTTGGAAATCTTCACATCATAGTCGCCTGGGATAAATTTAAGGTTTTCAGTTTTGAATATCATATCGAAAATTGCACCGTTACTTGGAGCAACATCACGACTGTATTCATTGGATGTTGGATTCTTGGTGTCGGTTGCAACAAGAGAGATACCCATTGTGCCACCACGAACTACAACATGAGGAAGACCCAGTTGATTGGATGCAGATACGACCGCCTTCAAATCACCAGCAGTGACAGTGAATGAAATCTCTGGGTCAGGCATATCAATATTTTTCTCTGGTGGTGATGTCACCATAGAAGGGTCAGTGTAAGTATAACGAGAACGAGACTTATTACTCTCATCACGAATCGTTACATCCATTTCACCAAATGCAAAGTCTGCATTTTCAAATAGACTAGCAAGGCCTAGAAACTGGTTCAGTTCATAGATAGCAAAGTCTTGTGGGAATGTCTCATCCACCACTGCTTGAGCGAGGATGTTCTTTTGTTCACTCACTGTGCGGAGTGTATTCCCTCGCTTGAATGCAAGAGAGGGATTGATTGTCGAAAAGTTCTTCAACACATCAAAAGTCTTGTCACTGATTCTCATCATTATCTACCTCAGTTCTGTTTTCAATTGAATCAATATAAAGTGCCATTATAGCATAGTGAACGACCTTTAGCAAGTCATTTCTATTCTTACCATCTTTCTTTCCATAGCGTTGGCAATACTTGATGATGTTACCCATACAAAAACCTTCGCCGTGTCCACTGTCGATAATAAACTCAGTAGACTGGAACTTATTGAAAGAGTAGTGACCATCGTAAGTGGCGGCCACATAATCATAGACCTCTTTCAGAATTTTATCTTCATCAAACTTGAACTTACTCATTTTTTCATCAACTTAATTTCATCAGGGTCAGCAGTTGCAGTAGCACCAAGTGCCGCAAGGTCACTCAGACTACCACCGAAAGTATATGAGCCAGTGTGGAGAAGTTTCATCCAAGGACACATCCAAGTCTTCACACCGACTTTACGCATCCACTGACAGAACATATAATCTTCTGACAGATATCGTTTTGACTCAGGGTCAATCAGTGCTTGGAAATACATCATGATTTCACGACTACCATCAAAGTGTTTTGTGCGAACATGGTCAGGCTTATAAGAATAATCTGGATATGCTTCATTAAATTTTTTGAAAGCATTCTTTGTTACCATCATAAAACCAGTGCCACCTTCAAGCACAGGAACAGGCTCATCAAGTCTCACTTGAGATTGTCCTGTATCTGGATTGAAAACATAGTCACCAACAAAACGCTCCAGTTCGCCTGGATTCTCATCAGCATATCCTTTGTCTACAGCCCGCTTAATCTTTTCCCAAGCGATAGTCTTCTTAGGATATGGGCCACAGAGAATGTCCATACGCTTCTCAGGGTCTTGTTCTTTCTCATCACAAAGAGCGGCTAGTGTCAAAACATCATTAGGGTCGAATCCAATATCGGAGTCGATGAACATAAGATGTGTATAGTCACCACGCATGAACTCATCCACGCAATAGTTTCTCGCTCTTGTGATTAGGGATTCGTTGAAGAGATAAAAGAACTTGATGTCCATCTCATATAGCGCACCAAGTTTTGCTAAGTCGGCAGTTGACTTGGTATACATACCATGACAGTTACCACCGTACATAGGTGTAGCGACAAAGATTTTCTTTTTCTTTAGTTCGCTCAATTCAATTGTGATTTCCAACTCAAAAACTCCTTATAATAAAAACATTGCGTAGAGTATATATCAACAATACCTTGGTTGTCAAGGCAATATGAGCAGTTTTATGACTTGCTCAGGTCGTTCTATGTATACCAGCATTTTTAGTCCGAGGCCAACTCAGCGACAGGGAACTACTGGCTCACCCTATCTATTTAGGACACCTTTAGAAAGGAACATTATCAGTAACTTCCTCAGAAGTCTCAGTCTGCTCCTCTACACCAGAATCAACTTTGGTATAGAGGTCTTTGAAGGACTGCTTAGTATCCTCATCGAAACGATTGATACACATCTCAATAGCAGTCATCTTATCACTGAAGATGCTGTATGCTTTTGCAATGTGAACCAAACGGCGAGTTGATACAATCTCATCGACACCACCATCGTAGAATGTCTTACGAATGATGTCAGCCCAGTCTACCAGTTTCTCGACAAACTCAGCATCATTAATACCAAGGTCATCAAACACCTTACCAAGAATCTTTTTCTCAGTAGTAACTGGTGGATATTCCTGTTCGACAGTGATAGGGAAACGCTCAAGAAACGCTTCGTTCATCACATTAGTTCCGATAAAGCGTCCATCATCAGAACCCTTACCTTTAGTGTTTGCAGTAGCAATCACAGTAAAGCCAGGGGCAGGCTTGACATACTCACCAGTCTTTTTGATGAAGTATCCCTTACCTTCTAGAATTGACTGAAGACACATCACCTTGGCAGGATTAGCAAGGTCAAGTTCATCAAGCAGAGCAACTGCACCCTTTTCCATCGCTTTGATGATAGGGCCTTTGAAGAACTTGGTATCACCGTCAATCAGACGGAAGCCACCAATCAAATCGTCTTCATCAGTCTCAACAGTAAAGTTGATACGAATGACTTCACGATTGGTTTGAGCGCAGGCTTGCTCAATACCGAATGTTTTACCATTACCTGACAGACCTGTCACATAAACTGGATAGAACATTTTAGAAGCAACGATTTGCTTGATTTTGGTAAAGTTACCAAATGGAACAAACAAAGGGTCTTTCTCTGGAACAAGATTTTCAGTGAAAGATTCTGTAGTCACATTCATATCCTTTACCAAAGCGGCAGGCTGTAGAGCAACTTGCGTTTCAGGCTTTGGAGTAGGAACTGGTTCTGCACCAGCAACAGGAAGACGATACATACCACGGTCGATACGATACTTATTACCACGCACCAACCATACTGGCTTCTTAAAGCCCTCAGTTTCCATCAACTCAAGAATCTGTTGACGAGTAATAGTGTTACCGTATTTTTGGGAAGCGGCAGTAACAAACGCTTCTTGGTTTTTAGTGAGTTTCATAACAAGTCCTCTCTCAAAGGTTTCACAATTTTTTAATCTCACAGTATTAATATAGTTGGCTCAGTATCATATGTCAATGGCAATGAGCCAACTTTTTTCATTTTTTTAGGCCACCAAGTCGATGAACTTAGAAAGCATCACTCGACTACCTTTCCGATTACCATTCGCTTTCTTGAAGGCGTTGCGGATTTGAGACTTACTAGCATCATCAGAAACTTGAATCTGTCCATTAGAGGTAGCAAGCGCACGACCACCTAGAATACCAAAGTATTGAGTGTATCCATAGTTAGGAATGATGCAGAACTTATCCTTTTTCAGATTTTCCCACAACTGCTCTCGCTCAAAGTAATCTCCAGAAGGAATTTCCCGAATTGCTGATGGCTTACGATATGGTAAAATATGAAAGCCGATTGCATTCGACTGAGTGTGTTCCTTGAACATCTTCAGCAGTTGAGGCGTAGCCAAGTCTTGATTAATCCAACGATACCGCTTCTTAGTCACAGGGTCAGTAACATAGACAACAGTTCTTTCTGCCTTAAATGACTGACGGAATGACAACCTATTCTCATGAATGTATTGTTGCTTATTGTGACTAAAGTTATCAACAACTTCTTCACTGAACTCCAATGCGGCACTCGCACCATCAGTAAGGAATACAGTATTGACAACATCCAACCGATTTTTAGTCTTGAAGATTTTGTGAAGCGTAATACCAGCAACGATAGCATCATCAAGTGGTGTTCCACCTAGATACAAGTTGTAAGGAACATTGTAACGCATTCTGGCGTTATAATTATCCATGTATTCACCAATCGCAAGCATCACCTTGAGCATTTTCTGATAGTCTGAACGACCCATCTTGTTTGTGAACAACTGAAGCATATGAAACTTGTCATCATATCCAATCTCATACAAATCAAATATGTCACGATGTTTGAAGGTCTTCTTATTATTTACATTGTAATACCTGTCGCTGAAGGCATAGACCTCGAAAGGAATATTGACTTGCTTGCAGAACATTACCAAGTTCAACAACTGGTCGATAGTATTTTTGAGTTGGTCAACCATCGAACCAGACCAGTCGATGAACATCAGCAGTCCATGATTCTTACCCTCAGGCAACACAGTCATCTTTTTGAAAATGTCATCACTGAACTTGTAGTTGTTCATTTTCAGAGTGTCGATAACACCAGTCTTTGAGACAGTAGCCCGCTGGTATTCAGCGGCTTTCTTCTTCATCTCAAATTCTTTGACAAGGTAGTTGATTGTCTTTTTGTTGTCACGCTGAAAGATTTTTAGAAATTCACCACCAGCCTCGACA